CTGGGCGACGAGCCAGTTATGACGGAAGGTGTTACGCCAGAAGGTCAGCTCGAACTGGACTTCCTGGGCGAGCCAAAGCGTGTCCCCGTGGAAACACCTGAAGTCGCACCGGTAGTCGAAACGACTCCTGTCGTAGAGGCTGAACCGGTGGCGTCTCCGGATGTACCCATTGGGATTGTAACCCCTAAGGAACTCCTGAGGGCCCGTCCTAGCTACATCCTGGATGGTGTCCGATTCACGCCGCGCTTCAAGTCGTCCATCGACAAGGCGCTATTCATCGTGGGTCAGGACGCAAGGTCCGCGCACGATGTGAAATATATGGAGATGCTCCGCAAGGTGTTCCCCAAACTGTCTGACGCAGAGATTCGCGAAGCTGGTCAGGGAATCAAAGCACAACACATGCGGAGCAATGCCAAGGTTGCCATTGATACCAAGGGTCTTCCCCGTGGGACTGACGCCGAACTGCCCGTGGATACCACATGGAAGGACAATGTGAATCCCATCGGAAAGGACCATGAACCCATGTCCCATGAGGTCGGACCTGTGGTGCCCAAGGAAGGACTGCAGCCTGAACAAGTGGCTGAACTCGAGAAGGCAACACCCGAAGTGCAACAAAAGGTTGTGCAAAAGGTTCTGGACCAGAAGGTGGCAGACACCCCACTGCGTTTCAATCCTAAAGATGCCGCCAAGCCTTATGCTCGAGATGTCGAAGAGATTTCATCCCTGCTTGAGCCGCTGGTAGTTAAGGATGGTAACCGTCTGTACACGACCTTGAAAGAACCACTGGTTATTAATACTGAAGGAGCTTCGAAGGGAGTTATTAAGTTAGCTAAAGCAGTACAGAACGTTGATGGTCCTTTTGTTCAGGGCACCACACAAGATGGAAAACCCGTGGATTTCTCACTGGATGAGCTTAAAGCTGCGCTGACTAAGACCGAGCCCAAGGTCGAAACCACCAGTTATACCCCGGGTAAGACCGCAGGGGAACAGAAGGTGGAAATTAAAACCGACTATGGAATGAATGACCACTTTACTGCCGCGTTGGAAGCTGACCTTAACGCTTGGAAAGCACGGGAAAATATCCAAGATTCCGATACTAAAGGCTATGGATGGGAGATTAGAAAAACTGGCCTACATGGTGCCCTTCGCCTACTGACGTTCTTTCCTGGGAAAGGCAGGATAGATTTTGACATAAAGAGTCAAGCCGAGGGTATTGCAAAAATCCGAGGCATGATTGCGGATGCACCTAATGACCAACTGAATATCCAGAAGCGATGGGATGCATTTAATGAAGAAGCCAGTAAGGTGCAACAGCAAGTTGTCCAAAAGGATGTTGCACAGAAAGATGGAGTAAGCACCCAAACTGATGGGATTAACTCCTATGATGCCCCTGGTGTAAGCGCAATTAAGGAACTTGTCGCGGGTAAGCCTGTAGGCCCCGACGGCTTCGTAAGTGTTTCCATGATGACAGCACGAGAGGTCAGTGTTTACAAAAAGGCCGCTTATACAGACCCTTGGGGAACAGGGAAGAAAATCCCAATTGCTGAAAAGTTGAAGGACATCAAGAAGCCTATAGCCATCCTGGAAATTGACCCTGTCCCAGTGAGGATTCCAAATGAGTTCTTTCCGGATACCGGAGATTTTGCATACTTCAGGGTTAAAGCACAGCTCCCTGGTAAGAAGACTCCTCAAGAAGTGATGCTTAAGGCCTGGTCTTTTGAAGGCACCCCGAAGGCACTCAAAGGAAACCAAGCCGGCTTCATCACCCCGGGTGTAGCCATCGGCCTCCTCGCAGGGACAGGACTTGGCGTGTATGCCGTAGGCCAAGCATCCCAGGGTAAGGACCTCAAGGAAACCCTAGGCTCCGCGCTGAGTGCCCTAGGCTCTATCGCCATCATTGGGATGACCAAGGGGAACAAGTCGGTAGTCGAAGCGTTGGCACATGGGAAGACCCTGGCTGACGTTGTGAAACTACCTGAGGTCAAGGCCAACCCTGAGGCAGTGACCCTCAAGACGGCCCAAGGTCAGGACTTGAAGCTCATTGACCTGGCGGCGAAGACCGGACGACTCACCGATGGCACCCCGTTCCATATGGGAACCTTAAAGCTCCCGTTCTTTGGGAAGACCCGCGTGTCAGACCCCTCGGGAGAAATCTCGGCGGAAATCCGCAACTCGGACTCTGAGACCGGTCGCTCATTAGGAAATCTTATCGCTAGCTCCATCGCAGGACACAAGACCAAAGGTGCGATGAACCACACTACGGCTGACGTGTATGCACAGTCCACCGCTAAGTCGGCCATTCACGCAGTCGGTGACGCGTTTGACAAGGGCTTTATCGCCTGGGCCAACCGCGACGGAAAGGTGTCTCCTGATTTCATCAAGGCATACAGCAAAAAGCTAGTCACTGAGTTTAACGACCAAGTGGTACGGGCCAAGAAGGGAGAGACTGAGGGTGTTCATCCCGAGGCTATCAAGGCGGCTAAAGCTATCGCTGACTCCGAAGCGCGGCTCTTGCAGATGGCAGCTGACTTGCTCAAGGAAGGTAAGGCCCGCGGTGTAGTCGCTGAAGGCTCTGCCTGGGACCTGACAGGGCAAATTGTCGCGGAGCCTACCTATGTTCACCGGTCGGCTTCCTCCAGGGGGCTATATGAGCTCACCGCGAGTGTTGGTATTGAGAAAGTCCACTTGCTCATTCAGCGGGCGCTCCAAAAGGGCAACCCTGAGCTGTCTCCGCAGTTCGCCGCTGAGATGGCTCCGGCCTACGCGAAAACCTTGGCGAGCCTCGAGCACTATCCGGGACTCAAGGTCAACGATATGAACCCCGATGAGCTCCTTCAACACATCAAGGATGTCACACAGCTAACACCCGAGAAAGCTGAGGAGCTATCAAAATTGTTTATGGGACACAAGGCAGCTGACGGTGTCTCGGGGATTCTCAAGAAGCGCACCCAACTGGATGACACCTTTGAGATGCCTACGACGGACCTTCAAGGGAACCCTGTGACCATCTCCATGCGTCAGCTCTTCAATCAGGACATCCGGATGAACCATGCGCACTGGGTCAACTCTGTGAGTGGTGTTCTAGGGATGGCTCGTGTGTCCCTTGACGCCGGCGTGGACCTCACTCACGGTGCAACCTTTCAGCGTCTTCTGGACCAGATGAAGGGGGAACTCCTGGAGAAGAGCGTTCCGTATAACCGCGCGATGAAGCAAGTAGATACCATTCGGGACCTACACGCGAAAATCCTTGGTAAGCAGAACGCTGAGGGCATCTTTAAGCCGGCTAACGAGGCCATCCGGTTACTCAACGACACGACGACGCTGTTGTCGCACGCTGGGTTCGTCTTCTCGGCAGGCGCAGAGCTGGCCGCAGCTGTCCAACGGAGAGGCCTAGAGTACGCACTCAATGACATGCCCGAGCTTGGGCAAGTCGTGAAGGCAGCGCTTGGCGGTGAGATTGATGACGGGCTCGCCCGCTCGTTAATCACGGCGCACGCCCTTGGAGACCACCAGACCGCAGCGATGCAACTGGGACTCGAACAGGGAAATCTTAGCGGGGCTTCAGGTGCTGTTCAGACGGCTATCGGGCAGACGGCAAAGATGAACTTCTTCTCAACGGCTACCGCCTCCACGAAGTATCTGGCTATCAAAGCAGCGCTTCAGGAGTTGTCTGATGTGGCACGCGGTGTCCGCACCTTGACGCCGGAGCAATGGAACCACTTCAAGCTCCGCGGGATGTCTCAGGAACTCCTTGAGGAAATCAAGCCAGCACTCCTCAAAGCCACCGCGGTGGACGAGAATGGGATGCTCCTTACGGACGGCTCTGGGTATCGACCCCTCGATATGTTCAAGGACAACGCTAAGGCAGCTATGGACCTCCATGCTCACCTGGAACGCCAAGGCAACGCGGCAGCTAGCGAATCATCGGGGGCCGGGGAAACAAACCGGTACATGCACAATGATATTGGGCGGACCCTTGGGAAGTTCCAAGGAACCCCGCTCATCATGACGGCAAAGCTGAAGGGCAATCTGAATAACTTTGATGCGTCCGTGGCGGCGTCCTGGATTACTACTTCACTCGGCGCGGCACTCGCCTACATCATGTCCACCTATGTCTCCAATCACGGGGACCAGGAAACCATGCAGAAGAAGCTCACCACGAAGGAGATTGCGAAAGCAGCTTTCCGGAATGGCTTCTCCGGCATTGCCCCCAACGTGATTGACCTGGCGGCAACAATGACTGGACAAGAGGCACCGTTCGCTGGGGTGACAAACTCCGGGCGTCAAGGCGGTGTCGATGTTCCAGCTTTCCGCACGATTCAACGCGTGAAGGACACCGCGGCAACTGTAGGCCATGCGCTGACTGGACAACAAGTTACCAGGGCTGAAGCGGCACAAGCCGTGAAGACGCCACTGTGGGCACTCAACGCGTTCATCCCGTTCGCTACGGCGCCTCTTCCAAAGAAGCGCGAGCAGGCTAAGCAGCCATAAGTTTTATTTATAGCAGTTCAACCAGAGAGGGGGCCTACGGGTCCCTTCTCCTTTTCAACTCGAGAAAGACAATGACTCTTCAAATCGTTTCTGACGGTGTGACTCGGGATTTCACCATGACCACCGCGTTTGTCCAATTGGGAACTTCCGTGGAGGTCGCTGGGTTCCCCGTCGATTTCAACTGGATTAGCGCGGACACCCTGCGGCTGACCCAAGCGCCGGCACTGGGCGCCATCATCACCATTACCCCGAACACCTATGGTGTCACCACCAACACGGGGAGTGGGCTCACTGAGGAGCAACTCCAGAGCAACCTCGTGGGCGTAGGCGCTGTGCGTGGTGAGCTTCGCGTGTTCAACACTGTGACCGCCCCTGAGAACTGGGTGGAAGTTGACCGCTCGACCCCTCCTCCACTTGTCTTCAGTGGAACCATGCGTTCCCTGATGTGCAGCGCGCGTTCTTTCACTGCTAACACGGCGAACACGACCGCGGTGTGTGTCGCGGGGGAACACAACGGGTTCGTTTATTACCTCTACGGAATCCAGTCGACTACCTACTCGGCGGCTTACCTGGAGAAGATGGACATAGCTTCCGGGAAAACATCCTTGGTCTCTATCCATCCATTCTCGTTCTTTAGGAACGACGCTGGGTTCTATATTCCCTCGGCCATTATCGTGGGTGATTACCTCTATGCGTTCGGAGGCAAGGACTACCAGAACACACCACTCACCTCCACCTATCGAATTAACTTGAACAACCCCGGCGCTGGGTGGACTGCACTCCAGAACATGCCCGTTGGTAGTTTCGCGATGAGTTCCCCCGTGGCTGTAGGGACCAAGATTTACACCGTCGGTGGGGTCTCCAGTGGGGGCTACCTGAGCACCGTTCGCGTGTTCAACACTGAGTCGCTCTCCTGGACCACTCTGGGCTCCACTCTCCCGTTTGGAGCCTGCGAGAACACCATGACCGCAACGACACCTGAAGGAAACATTCTGTGTGTCGGAGGCTGGACGGGTTCGGCAGAGATTAAGAAGTTCGCAACCCTTAACCTAACGACCAACACCTTCGGGGCCGCTCAAGACCTTCCCTCGGGATGGACTGACCGCCCTCGGTTCCTCTTCCGGCTTCAGGGTCAGAATGTCCGCGGGGTATGCTACACCTCCGGTGGGAGCTATATCGTGGAATACAACGGCTCCAGCTGGACTGACACAGGTATCGCTGCTGTGGCTTATGGTCAGTCGATTGGTCGCGGAGAGATGAGCGATGGGTCTCACTTCATGCCAGCTTCGAACTGCAACTACTTGTTCTCCCACGTTAAGCATATCCATGCGGCCTCCTCCAATACCCGCCTGCTATGCGCCAAATCCTAAGAAAGGACCCTAAATGCTGACCTATGAACTGAACGACGCTGGGTATGTCATCTTCCGTGATGGCGCAGTTCTCATCACCCAGGACCGTGTCCCCGGAGAGCCGGGCCTTGTGACCTTCACTTCGGACGAACAAAAGGCTCAATACGCCGAGGCTCACATCCTGGAGCTGACTCCTCCGGCTTAATCCGCAAACAAGAACCCGCCGTCTGTCTGTATGTATCCACATATGGATAGGCGGCCTCCGCCTCATGAACCTATGACTACACAACAAGACCCCAGCCCCGAGCTGATTCTCCTGCAGTACCAGTACAAGGAGCTTCGCGAAGACGTGGGCGAGATTAAGACGGCTATCTCGGAAATTCGTGACGCCACCAAAGCGATGGTCCGGCTGGAAGAACGCCATGCCGCCCTGGAAGAGAAATTCGCCGGGCAACAACTCCTGGAGAACCGCATTCGCTCCCTGGAAGACCAGCAACAACGCTTTGAGACCGTCTATGCCATTGCCCGCTGGGTCGGCTTTCCGGGGGTCCTCGCTGTCCTCTACCTACTGATTATGAACCTACGAGCAGGAGTCCACTAAGATGCCCAAAGCTACACTCAAACAACTCGGAGAACTCCACGGGGAACTCGTCAAGACGCTGACCAAGTTCGTCACCAAGGCCTACTACGACCCCGAGTCCGGAGAAGAGATGCCGCCTCCACCCCAAATCCTCAACATCGCTCGGCAGATGCTCAAGGACAACGGCGTGGAAGCGGCCATCACCCCGGGTAGCCCACTGGCGTTTCTCCAGAAGTCTGTTCTCCCGTTTGACGAGCTGAAAGCCGAACTGGAAGAAACCGCTCGGCACTAATCCTTGAAGAATCCAAGCTATGAGTATCAGTGAGTATCTCTATAACCCAGAACTAGGCGCACTCAATGACTTCAGGAATTTCCTCTATATCGTGTGGCAATTCCTGGGACTCCCTGAGCCGACGCCCATTCAGTATGACATAGCGCATTACCTTCAACACGGCCCCCGACGGTCAATCATCATGGCCTTCCGGGGTATCGGCAAGTCCTACATTACCGCGGCCTTTGTGGTCTGGCTCTGGCTAGTCAATCCCCAGTTCAAAATCCTGGTGGTCTCAGCTACCGAAAAGAAGGCCACTGAGTTTGCGTCCCTGGTCAAGCAGCTCATCACCGGGATGCCCATTCTCAATCACTTGAGTCCGGGGAAAGGACAACGGGACTCCGTTCTGTCATTCGATGTGGGCCCGGCTACACCAGCGAAAGACCCTAGTCTGAACGTGGCGGGTATCTCGGGACAAATCACCGGGGGTCGCGCCGACTTTATCATCCCAGACGACGTGGAAATTCTCTCGAACTCCGCCACAGTGACGCAACGCGAAAAGCTCTCGGAGAAGGTCGCTGAGTTTGAACCAATTCTGAAGACCGACCCATGGACCTCCGTGAAGTATTTGGGGACCCCACAGACCGAAGAGAGTATCTACATGGCCCTGGCGTCGACTAAGGGCTACGACATAAGGATTTGGCCTGCACGATACCCGGCAGATGCCGCTAAGTATCTCAACCGGTTAGCACCCCTCATCCAAGGGAAACTGACGGCTGACCCGAAGCTCGTAGGATTCCCCACGGATACCCGATTTACTAAGGTTCTCCTTGAAGAACGCGAGCTGGCGATGGGCCGTGGATGGTTCCAGCTTCAGTACATGCTCGACCCTTCTTTGTCGGACGAAGAGCGCTACCCGCTGAAGCTCAAAGACCTTATTGTGATGTCCGTGAATCAGACCATGGGACCGGTTAATTTGGCCTGGGGTGCTGACGAGCGGAACATGGTCAAGGATAAGGACTTTCCTGTTGTTGGCTTCAACGGCGACCGCTATTACCGCCCGATGTTCTGTCACGCTGACTGGCTGCCTTACTCCTTCAAGCTAATGGCGATTGACCCGTCAGGCCGGGGCCAAGATGAGACCGCCTATGTTGTTCTTTACTTCCTCAATGGCTTTGTCTACGTGGCTGAATGGTCAGGCATAGGGGGGAGTGGCTACGACGAACGCAACCTGACGAAACTATCAGAGATTGCTAAGAAACACGGGGTCCATGAGGTTCTGGTGGAGTCAAACTACAGCGACGGCATGTATAACCAACTCCTTGCACCGGTCCTTGCGAAACACCACAAGTGTTCTCTGGAGGAAGTTAAGGTGGCAGGCCAGAAGGAAATGCGTATCTGCGACACCATTGAGCCTGTCATGGGGTCGCACCGCTTGATTGTCTGCGAGTCCGTCATTCGGGAAGACTACAAGACGGCCAAACAGGAGAATCAGGCCTTCTATCAGATGACGCGGATTACCCGGGAACGGGGCGCCCTGAAGCACGATGACCGAATCGATGTTCTGGCCCTGGGACTTGCCCGGCTTAGCGAACGCCTGCGGGTGGACTCCAATTCAGCTGAGGCTGACCGTATGGCCGAACTCAAAGACAAACTCCTTGAGGAATTTCTACAGGCCTGCACCGGTGGAACCCCCGTCGGAGAGGTTGGAGAGTGGCTAAATGAGGCCGAAAGCGCGTTTTTTGGGTAATTTCCAAGTGATTGATTTATAAGGATATTTTCAGGACTGCCAAAAGTGGCACCTAACGAAGGAGAACAGCAAACCCGGCGTCAATGCCCGGCCTGTTCTCCAGTCCCTCCGAGAAGCACCCCGCCATTTTTAGCAGTCAAAAGTGAGCGGACATTGTCGTTTGGCGCCTCGCCCGGTGACCCACTTTATCTGTGGTAAACCGGGCGAGAGCCCCTCAAGATGACTTTGAGTTTCACCCTGAGTTGACAAGTGGTGTCTCAAAGATTCTTCTCATTGAGTCTAATAAACCTGTTATGTCTAACACTCTGGGACACTCTAGGTGTACACCAGTGGTAAACTCCTTGTGTTGACCCTGGGTGAACCACTGGACTGACCCTGAGTTCCATCCTTGATGAGTAAGACACAACTCTTCTCGCAGACACCTTGGCCCTAAAGTCATCTTTGAGGCACTTTGAGGCATCTCTGAGTTCCATCCTTGATGGGTAAGACACAACTCTTCTCGCAGACACCTTGGCCCTAAAGTCATCTTTGAGGCACTTTGAGGCATCTCTGCGTTTCATCTAAAGGCGTACATCCTCTATGACCCTTTAGGCTCCGGCCCTGCGGTCAACTTAGAGTGCGGCCCCGTGTGTTCCTCTGGGTTGGACAGGAGGTGTTTCCCCTGAGTCCGACAGGCGGGCTTCCCTAGAGAGTCTCCTGGGTGTGCGGCTTTAGGAGTTCTTCCCGTGGTTGAACCCGTGGTGTTTCCTTGGGTGTTTCCTAGAGAGTCGCCCGCGGCTCCTGGGTGTGTGCCAGGCAAAATAATTTGGCAAAAATTTCCGTGGGGTGTCCTCAGTAGCTTGTGGTTGTCCGAACCCCCCCTGGCCCCCCTCTTGTTGTAAGATAATCCTTGGCTCTGGGCTGCCCTTCTTGGGCCTGCGCGCTGGAGAGTCGCCTGCGGCTCCTGGGGGTTGGCCTAGAGAGTCGCCGAAGGCTCCTATGGCTGGGCTTTGAACTGAAGCGGACCCTTGGTTTAGGCTTGGCCTTTGGGGCTGCCCATGCGGTTGGGGTTGGGTTCCTTAGGTGTGGTGCTCGCCTGCGGCTCCTGGTAGGGCT